TATGAGATGAAATTCCATCTTAGTCTTGATTCTAGATTAAACTCTTACAATAAAACTCATACTCCACAACTTAGAAATAAATTAGAATACATAGAAACAATAGGTAAAATTGATGAATTATTTGCCATTGCATGTAAATTATATGAAAACGAGGTGAATGTATTAGTAAAAGAAATGTATAAATTACATGAAGTCGAGTTTGTGCAATAACTAATAAATAAATATTGTGTTGTTATAGAGACTCTAATCCACTAGAGTCTCTATTCTTTTGATAATTTTATCACATAATTTATCATTATAAACCATCTAAAACAAAAACAATTCCGACCCATACAATCATATCAACAATAAATTCTAACTCAACACAGACGATTGTGGTGCGTGTGATTGGATTGTGGAGTGATTTGAGATGGGATTTTTTTAAATTATTGGAGAAAGTGAGATGGGATAGAGGGATTAAGTCGTAATTTTAATCCCTTAGAATATTTTTATTTAATAACTTCTCTACTAGTTTCAACAAATTTAACTTTTCTTAACATATCATTCTTTTCTTCTGCAAATGTTCTTAAATCATAAAATTATTTATCTGCTATCATATCATCAAATTTTTCCTTATCATCTAAATGATTTTTTAGTTTATCTAAACCTTTCCATTTTCTTTCCTTTGCTGTAAGATCGTTGTAAACCTTATACATCTCAGCAGAACTCCATCCCATAATTTCAATAATGAAATCGCTATCTAAACCCAAACGGGTCAAATGGGTCACAGTATAGTGCCTCAGACAATGAAAATAAACTGGTGTCTCTAAAAAAGTTTCCCATTTTTCAATCCAACCTCTAATTGTATGTAATGTTGCAGGTTTTCCGTCTCTTGTAATAAAGATAAAATCATGTTCTTGATTATATTTCTTCATTATCTTTTCTCTTTCAATTAACCAATCATTATAATATGGAAGAAATATATCTTTTACTAAATATTTTATAAGTTGTTTTCCCTGTTTTGAAAAACCTTTAGTTTTTATTGTTTTCAATGTTTCTAAAAATAATCCATCAAAAGCTGTATTATCCTCACTAATAATAGATGTTTTGAATCTAAGTAATTCGCTAACTCTTGCTCCGCTACTAATACCTAATGCTAGTAAACATGCTTCGTTTGGTCTATTAAGTGTATTTTTAAGATGATTAAGCAAACTATCAACTTGTTCTTCTGACAATATTGTTTTTTCTCTGACAGGAGCTTTTGCCATTAAATCTACCGCTTTTAGCACAATGTTACGATAATTTATATATGTTTCATCATAGAATCTCTCAATAAACTCTGATAATGAACTTAAAGCAGAACGTATTCTACTAAATCTATTTGAACTCCAATGTAATTCTTCTACTCCATAACCAAAGAAATCTGCAAATTCAATTTTCTTCATATCAGTAAATAATTTATTATCATTTTCCAACAAATTCCATGTGAAGAAAATATTTAAATCCGATGTATAGCCAGTTACAGTACCATCGCTCTTGGATGTATTTTTGTATTTAAGAAATTTATCTACTAATTTTACATTTTTAGGATTGAATTGTGCGGTGAGTTCTGGAGATGTTATTTGTTTTTTAAATGTTTCTCTAGGAATTGTAATCACTTCCTTTATAATTTATTTATTATTTTGTTATATTTTATCTAATTTTTCTTTCTTCCTCTGCTTTCTACCTTTAAGAATATCCTCATATAAAACGAATCCCCCATCCACCACAGAGTACCCAATCCAAACTAATTCTAAGTCAGGATAAACAAAATCAAACATTTTACGCTTTAATTTAGCTGTTGTATCTGGATTCCCCTTAGTATCAACTATTAAAATTCTATCATTCTCAACATATGTAATTTTAAAGTCTGCTACATACTCTATTTTCCTTACATTAATACCATTCTTAGTAAATTTATTTTGAAGTGTGAATTTTGGTTGTAATTCTATTGATTTTATTACTCCTTTCTCAATTTGAGGTAGAAGATATTTGTAATAATTAAGTTCTAAAAGTGAATCAAATAATTTTCCATCATATGTACGTTTAGTTTTACCTGCTTTTGTGGTGTCAACATTGTATTTTGATCTTGCTATTATAATCCTCTTCTTTCAATCAAAACAAAAGGCATATACCAATCAACAATCAGCACATACCTTTGAATTGTTTATATTATATTTTATTTTTTAATTTTACAAAACCCTAACAATCTACCAATTCAACCAAAATATCATCAATAATTATGTATCCCTTTTTAATTAAGAAATTCCATAACCAATTAATACCCTTTGGTGTTACCTTAGTAGTGGATGACATTTTTGTTTAATATGTATTAGAGATTATTCCTTTATTGTTTAAATCTGAAATAACTCCATAACCAACTAAATGTAATATTATTTCATGAATACCTTCAAGTTCTTTTCCTTCCTTTACTCTAATAACTGGTATTCTATATAAATCTTCCATTTCGTTTTTTGATAACCAATCTATACAATATTCAATACGTTCAGCATCTTTTTCATTTTGATATTCATGGTGTTTTTCATCATATTCAACAATCAATGTGCTTCCTAATTTAAAATCTAATAGATATTTCCCACCATCAATTGAATATTGCCTATCCCATTTTAATCCAGTAATTATATCTAACATATTTCCAAAATCAATTTCTTTTCTAATTGGTTCGCGAATGAATACTTCTTTATCATCTAGTTCTAATAAATATTTCAATAATTTTGGAGCATTATTGTTTTTCTTATATCTCCTACATATATCTTTTGCCATATTTATTGTTACTTCAAAGTCATCTAATTCCTGTTTATTTTGAGGGTGTATAAATTTTATATTAGTATAATCAACCGACTCTTCAAAACCATATTCACACATTCTAGGAAACCACGATCTAAATGGTGTTCCAACTTCTAAAAATTCATGTAATTCTCTTCCTAAAACCGTTTGATTGTCTCCATTGTAATTAATTGTTATCAGATTATTCTCCATTATTAGTTCCTACTTTCTTCAATTTATTTTTTAATATACAATTATCTTATAACCTTGCGTTGACACCATCGCGTAAAAATTTCTGTGGTCTGATCCCACCCGAACATTGCCCATACACGTTTTGTAGTTGAATTAATTCCTATTTGTTTTGGGCAAATTCCATTACTAAGATAATAGTTGATTTGCAGGACATTGTATAAATATGTTACTTTTTCTTTTGTTGGGGTTGTTTTTATTTCTAATTTTTCATTTATAGCCTCATTCATTTTAGTTCCTCCTTTCAATATATTTGCATCACAACTTTGAGACACATAAAAGGAGCATAATCAATAAAAATATGCTCCTTCAATCAATCACAAAATATTTACCTTGAAATTAAATAAATTAATATTTCAAAATAAATGAAACCGTACAGTAGGGCTGTAAATTATTATGCGCTAAACCACCTCCAACATTAGAAGTTCCCCACGTTCCGCTACCTGGATCTAATCTCCAATCGTTTGTAAATATATCACTAGTGTCTGTATTCGTATTATTCCATGCTTGAAATGTATGATTATGGGAAGGCATTTCTGGCGTGGTAAGAATATGTGTCTTTTCGCCGGAACTTTTTCCAAGCGTATCAAATTCTATTTCTGAAGAATTCAAACCGACTGGGACTTTCCCTTTGAAATTCGGAACATTAAATGTATTACTTCCATTACCTGATCCATATGCGGTTCCAATTACACTAAATAACTCTGAATATATTTCTCTTGATATAGCAGAACCATCACAAAACATCCAACCCGAAGGTGCTATTAATCCTGCATACATTTGAATTGTTCCAGTAATTCCACTAATATTATGTAAACCTTGTGGTGGGCATGTTTTCATTTTTATGCACCTCCAACCCATTTTATCTGCATTGTTGCATCAACAGATAATTGAAGATTATAAGTTGAATCTTTTAATAAAAGAACATCAAATGCATACCATTTATTTATATCAAGTGCAACACCGCTATTTAATGTGCTAAGAACACCGTCAACAGCAAGTGATAAAATTCCTGTAGCACTTGCTGATACCATTAAAGTAGATTGTTGATAATTTATAGCTGTATAATTTGCTGTTAATATATTTGTAGATGCTATAACTGCTTTATTAGTTTGATTGTTAATTAGGGTTCCTATAGTGTATTTTAATATTCCTTTAAGATTAGCATTTATAGATCCTGGTGCATTAGGATCTATAACAGGTGTAGCAGAATTAGTTCCCAATGTAATATTAGCTCCATCTGCTTCCATAATTGGTATGACTCCTACACCTTGGGTATAATGATTTAATAAAAATTCAGTTTGAGCTACAGCACCATTTACAAAAATAAATCTAATATATTGTTTAGTTGGTGTTGTCCAAGGCATTAATGCTGATATTGTTGCACTACAACTTAACGTTGCAAGCGTTGTCCATCCAACATCTGGAGTAGCAGGATTATAGGTATCAGCTTGTTGTAAGGTTAATAATCCCGTAGAACTTGATTTTACATAAATACGAATCATTCCATCAGGAACAGGTTGCCGAGGTCTGTCAATGACAGGTGATGTATAAGTTGCATTAGCAAGTAGTAAATGAGTTGGATCTAAATTTGAATCTCTCATTACCATTGCTATATCACCATGAGTCATTGTTGCACCAATGAGATTATTTCCAGATGGGATAGGATCTGTGATAGAAGTTTGAGTTAGAAGGATTCCATTATCATCTGTTTTTATGAAGCGTGTTTCGTTGTTTATAATTGAGGTTCCGAGTATTTGTTCCATGTTGCCGGATTGGTTTGCCATTGTTTGGAGCACTTCCTTTCTTTATTGGGAATTGTTTTAGAGAATGGAGGAAATAGTAAAAAAATAAGAGGAAGAAGACAATTTGAATGTCTGTCTTCCTCTTATTTTTGTGTTAATTATGAACTTAGCTATTGCTCATAATTTATGCTGGTTGTTGTTTATTATATTTTTCTAGGATTTGTTTTGCTAGGAGTTGGTGTTCTGGAGTATTGTCGTTTATTTTATTGTCTGCTATTCTATTTAGTAGTAAAATATCTTCATTACTTACTTCATTTATATTATTCATAAAATATGTTAGTTGCATATTTCTGAACCCACCACCATACTTATGCATGACAGTAATAACTCTACTTAAATCCCTGCATAATATACACTTATCTTTTAATTTCTGAATTTCAGGTCTATTTAATAACTTATTATATTTATCATGTAATAATCCAAAATACTCAAATATCTTATCTTCGTCCCAATATTTATTTGTTTTAAATTCCATAGGCATTCCTATTTTCTTAGAAAATTTACCATAATTACCATATCTTTTTACAATTTCTCTCATCAGTCTATTATTTGCTTTTTCAACAACTTTCACCGTTGGCAAGTATTCATCATTAGTTGAATAGGACATAATTTTATCTATTAATTCTTGTTCATCTATTAAAGTGTATGGAATTATTTTTTCAACATCTATATTTTTATGTATACATTCGATTTTATCGCTAAATAATTCATAAAGGGCAGTTTGTATTTCTTCATACTTCTTATTATCAAAGAACTCAGGATATATGGATATTAGATTATGTTTATGCTTATCATATAATTTTATTTTAATGTCATGCGTTTCATTATAATTGTGGAATTGATCTTTAGATTTACTTCTATAACCTCCCCAAATCTCTACCCACAACTTAGTATCATTTTGCAAAGATAGAACGAAGTCACAATTATAATTTCCATCTTCTTTTGGATTATCTGATATCAAAACATTTCTATCTACTTTAACATATGAATTGTTTAAAATCCACTGGCTGAAAATATATTCGTAGGAAGAAGAATTGTAGTATCCAGAATCATCGATCAAATCACCTTCGTCAACATAGTTTAACTTTCTCTTTATATCATAAATTCCACCATGATAATTAATATATTGTTGACCTATGCCCAATTCCTTTGTAATTTCTACTATAGTTGGAAATCTATTAAATTTGTTTATTAAAATTCTAATTTGAGTCTCAAATTTATTCCAGTCATCTAAATAATGTGGAGTTAATTTATCACATATCTCAAATATATTATATCCCATCTCTTCAGCTAATGATGTTGGGGTTTCTTTGTTACGTAATATTTCTTTGTATAAATATTTATTATTTTTCCTCATATTAGTTATAGTTCCAAATTTCTCTATGTAATTCTTTAATCCTTTTAATCTGTTTTCTTTAAAAGTATAGTATCTCCTATCTGATATAGTTAATAACCCATTATCATTTTTATATTTTAATTTATCATATTCTTTCTCATATCTGTGTTTGTAACATGTATCAGAAGGAAATTTTTCACGCTCTTTATTGTATTTATAATATTGCTTTGGAAGTATTGTTTCTATCCCTTCTTTTAGACAATAATCACATAAACATTCTACTATCATATTAGAACCATTATACAAATCATCTATTTTTATATGTATAATATCTCCAGATGAACAACTATGTCCTAGTTTATTATAATAAAATTTGTTTCTATTTGTTATTTCTACACTAACTTCTTTGGTTATTAACATTTTATCATTCTCCTTCCGAATCAGAGACATGGGAAAGAAGACTATATTTCGGATAATATAGTCTTCTTAATTACTCTTATAAACTCGCGCAAATTTATAAAAAACCATATGTAATTATTTATTGCTCAACTAAGATAAAGGAATTCTAAGCAATTTACCAACAACAGTGGTCGTAGCTGGTTTAATAACCTTTAATTTTAAATTCTGTGTTGCAGCATTTTTCTCAGATGATGTATTAATTTGGAAAGATCCATTAGGAATAGCATTTGTAAACTGATATTGCAATTCAAATGGATTAGATTCGTTTTCATCTGTTTCAAAAGTAGAAAGAACTAATGTAACACCATGAGAGAATTTATTACTTTCCATTGTAAGTGTTTGAGTAGTAGCAGGAGTAGCATATTTATATGTTCTTACTTCATATAAATCACCAACCGCAACACCAGCAGAGTTAATTGTTACAACTTTTGCTGCAATAGTATAATTTGTAGTTACCGCAATAATAGCACCATCTTCATCATAAATAGACAATCCACTAGCGGATGCTAAAGGTTCTTTTTCAAGAGTAAAACCCAAAGCAGTTCCAGCTCCTGTGCCATCTAAATCAACCACTTCATACCATTTTGGCATAGCATACCCAACACCTGCCCCAGTAGCAATAGATGTTCCAAACTGTTTAGCAATCCATTCAGGTTTCCACTCAATATCTGTTAAATCTACACTAATATCACGTTGTACATGGAGTGTAGCTTGTAAGGCATTTCCTTTACCTGCTCTAATTTCGACTTCAGAAACAGCTATATCAATATTTGCACTTTGTAATGTAGTTGTTCCAGCAACACTACCATCCACATTATCCACCATAATGGCATCAAAAACGTCACAAACTAGTTTTTTTGACATTGTATAATTCCTCCTTTTATTTTAGTGCTTTATTTAATCCACCTAATTTATCTGAACTAACAAATAAATCATCATAAGGATTGTGAAAAATATCTAAATCTTCGGCATAATCATCAAGTTTTAAATCAGCACCAACACACTTGAATTGAACATTTGTATCATACTCCACCATTTTCCTCAATCTATAAAAATCAGAATAAATCTGATAGATTGTATAATTCTCTAAATCTGAATAATTTTTACCAGTACCAACTGAAACAGTAGTAATTATATCTTCCATTAAAATTTTAGAAGCATTTTTTTGTTTTGCTTTTAAAGCTTTTTGTGCCCAATCATTCATAAGTTTTGTTTTGTATATCTTTTGTTCATGTATTAGATTTTGTTTTAATATTATATTTCTAATTTCTTCATAATTATAAATTGTAATAATATTAGAACTATCTACTATAAATCCTTCTATTTGTTCATTTGATATAAACTTAACATCTTGTCTAGTTATAATAGAAAAAATATCCTCTAATTTTTTTACTAACTCTTCTTGTGTTAATTGCAAATGTGGCAAACTGCTAAAAATTAATAGTAACAAAGGATAATCTACATTTTCAAAATGATTCTTAGATATGTATAAAAGATGCGATGCTTCTATAAATTTATCGTAATCTTTTAATCTAACTGGATGAATGTATATTGGATTATCTTTATCAATTCCTTCTATGTAATCAGGTTGAGCAAAAATATATTTAAGTTCTGCCATTTATCTCAGTCCTTTTAAAGTTGAAGAATTAACTTCAATAAATAAAGTTAATCCAGAGTAAGTTTCATTAACTTTGTATGCTTTAAAATTAGTAATATTTACTTCTCCTAAACCAGCAACCTTTTGTCCGTCAACTAATTGTGCAAACTCATCACTTATTCTGTATGGTCTCAATTGTCCCATACCATTTAACTTCCAATAGAGATTTGGTACAATTATGTCTAAAGTAAAAACTATGTCAGAAAGTGGCATTGATTTAAGAGAACCATTAAATGGATTTAAGAATACTTTAACCTGAGAATTTGTTAATACTGTTTCATCAAATAGAGTTAATATTATATTTCCATTTACCATTAAGTCTTCTGTTACGTCAGATTCAGATAAAGGGTCATCTACTAAATGATAAATATATTTTGAGATATTTTGACTACCAAGCAATAGAGATAATAACTTTACAAGATTATTTTCTATATGTTTAAATTTGAAAGATTTTTCTATTTCAATACACCACCTCTAGACTGAAAATATTTATATTAATTACCCAATCACCACCCTAAAACAAACTCTTTACCTGAATCCTAAATCCACTACTAACTACTGTTTCTCCAACATTCTTAACAAACACTAGATCATAAGCATCACTTCCTCTAATAGATTTAATTCTTTTGTAAGAATCTCTTCTATATTATCAAAATCCTGATACCATATTTCGAGAAAATTATATTTGTTTTGTTCTGCGTATTCTTTTTTTCGTCTATCATGTTCTACTTGTTTTTCAAAGTCTTTAATTGATTTATGTATTCCTCTGACAAATCTTTCGTGCATTTCACCTTGATACTCAATTAAAAGATTTATTTTAGGAATATAAAAGTCATAAGATAATAAACCTCCACCTAGACCAATCAGACCATCAAATGTTTTTTGTGGGATATAGTAAATTTCTTTATTCAATAATTTCTTACCAACTTCAATCTCACCTGTTGAACATTGGCATTCTGGACATCTAAAATCACGAATTGATGAAGAAGATATTAGTCTATAATAATCTTCATGTTTTTCATCTGGACATTTCCACCAAACATATTGATGACTCATAGGAGCATATTCATATGGAGAGTTTTCATTTTTATCTGACCAAAATTTAAATACATCTGGGTATATTGTTCCAAGAGAATCTAATTTATGAATTTTACCATTACGATTATTACAATAAGGACATCTGCTACTATTAGTAAAATTATCTGGTGATACTTCATAACTTTCATGATAATATTTTTCTTGACATTTTATAAATATTTTATGTTTATTAGAACATTTATCGATATCCCAAGGGGAAACTATATTCTTTTCATAATCCCAATATTTATCAAGAAAATCTTCACCTAAATTATCTATACCCCATTGTGCAATAGAATTACAAGCATTACAATCCATTGATCCATTTTGACCACTAGTAAAACTTTTTATATTTTTTAATTCGCTATTGTGTAAGTTTCTTAGACATTTAAAATAATATCTTTTTTGAGTTCCAAAACTTATTTCACTAGGTTTGCAATTGTTTAATTCATAATCCCACCGATCTAATATATCCTGACGATTATTTTCGATACACCATTGTTTAAAAGATATACTATTTTTCAATTTTGATTTTTGTATATTTACTCCACCATATAATTTTTTAGCACATTCATTACAATAATATTTATTATCTTTATGAACATTAGTTAAATAATTCACCCATGTCATAGGTTTTAAATATGGATTCTTACAATTACCACAATCACATTTAACATTTACTAAAACATGACTACTATTACTTAAATCTTTAATATTAACTTCAAGTTCATCTTTATATTTTGTAAAAACATATCCTCTTTCTTCATACCTTATTTTATTATTGTGCATCCATTTTGTCATTGCTGTTTTACTAATTAATCCCATTTGATCCTCCTTATTTCTACTTTTAAACATAGAAAAAGAAGGATAGCGGTGTGTCTCACGACATGACATATCCTCCAAAAATATTAATTTAATTAAAACAAACTCTTAATCTGCAATAAATGTTCGTCAAACACACTCAAATCATCACTCTTACTCGCCCTAACAACAACATATTTATTAATATAAGCACTATTACTAGTTGCTTTCAAAGTAACACTACTTCCATCATAACTCACAATACTCAAATAAATATTACTTGACAAATCCTGATTACTCAAATTCCATACAACACTCTTGCTCAAATCAACTATACCATTATTAAATACATTTGAAGTCAATGTAATACTATTTCCAAGTTTGACTGTTGTTAATCCAGTAATATCAATAGTATAATTGTCAGCAATCACTTCATTTTGAACAGTTAAGTTGATACTATCTGAAACACCATTGTATGTTGCAGATATAATTGCTGTCCCTTCACTAATACAAGTGATTACTCCGTTTACTACAGTTGCAATATTTATATTACTTGATAAATAAATTATAGTAGGGGAGAGAACTTGTACTCCATTATCAGTACATATAATATTTAATGTTAAAGTATCATCTACATATAATGTGGCATCACTATTTTGAATAGTAATATTAAAAGTATGAACAAGAGGTTCAACCTCACTATAAACCATTCTCAAAATCAATAACCCATTCACAGTAATATCATCAATATTTGTAACCTGCCAAGATGACCTCAATCCAATTTTAAACACATCATTCATCTCAATTTGTCTAGTAATAGACGTATTGCTTATTTGTACTGCAATTTCTGAATCTAATGTTGATATTATTTTTTGTTCATCTAGGGAGATTGAACCTTTTGAGATTATGCATGGGATCTCATTTAAAATTGAATTTTTATCGTAGAATTTTAATGTGTTGTTGGATTTAACCATACTTGCAGTTTGATATGCTTGTAAATTGTCAATATTGCTTACAATAATCCATTTATCTTCTTCCCATTCAACTATTGATCCAGTATTAACAACTGTTTCAATTGGCATATGAATTTTCTTATCATATTTACCTTCATTTAAAGGATTTAAATGTGATTGGATTATTACTTGTGTTGTGGTGTTGTCGATTGTTACACTTTTGCCTTCTGCGCTATAATATCTACGAATATCAAAATTTTCTTTTACGTCTGATACAATTTCTTCTTTTGAAGAATAATTTGAGTCACTACTTATCCATTTTTTTCTTACATCCATATTTCACAACCTGTCACAATTAAATGAAGTAGAGAATCATATTATTAATAGACTCTCTACTCAAATTACAAATTAGAATTCTGCTTTTGCCAATCCTTCAATTCTTAAAGCAGAAGCATCGGCAGTAGCTTTGTAGTACAATTTACCAAAAGGTACTGCAATATTTTTTCTTACTTCTCCTGCTTTTAAAATCATTATGTTAGTTGTTGCGGTTACGTCAAAGGCCAAAGTAATCACATTTGCTGAATCATTTACAATAAGATTAATAAAAGACATATTTAATTCCACATTTTGTTCGAGAATATTTGCCGTCAATGAACGACCAATAAAGTTTGTTGCCATTATTAATTCCTCCTCTAAATTTTATTTATTTTCTTACATGTATTCTACTATTCTACAGCCATTACCTGAATTACATTAGTAGCAGCCAAATGAGTTGCACCAGCTTGTAGTACACGAACACGATTTGGATTTGCTTGGATGGATGCCTTATCTGTAATTGTACCAAGCAAAATTCCATCTGCATCAAAATAATTAACTAATATTTTAGTTGGCACAAATGGCAAAGGTATATTAGTTTCAAGTGCTAATACATCTTGTGCAGTAACAATGCGATCTACAACAACCATTTGTTTTATACCAGATGCAGTTCCACCAACTGAATTTTCCACAGTACAGTTCGCTGCACTTGTAGTAGTAATAGTTACATTTCCTGCAACGCCTATAGCATCCCATGTGAGAATTACACTTGCACCATCAGCAGATAAAAATGCTGTAAAAGGAACTGTTGCTCTTGTATCACCATTAATTGCAGCAACCAAACTTGTAGCAGAGTTTGCAGCACTTGCACCATTAGTCCAGACACCTGTTGTTACTACAGCTACATCTGCTTCTTGATAATCAACACCATTTATGACTACTTTCATTGCAGGTTCACCAGTCGCGTTAAAATCAATTACTGCTGTTGACATGGTTCCAGGAAAATTAATCAAAGAATTAATTTGTGTAGCATTAGCAGTTACAGAAGTTCCTGCTCCAGCTCCCAATTTTAAATCTGCAATTGCCAACACATCAACATTTTTATTTGTCCCTGCAACAATTGCTTTTGAAGCTAATACTGTTCCAGCAGTTACGCCATCTATAGTTGCTTCTTCACTTTGAGATATTCTACTAAATTCAGAATCACTATATCCCATTTTTCTTTCCTCCTTTTTGATTATTTTGTTATGATTTTTATCATTATGACTTATATTATTTAATTACATAATTTCCCTTTGTAAGTAGGGTATTCTCTTAATAAAATTGCTTATGTCTAGAATCTCACCTCTAAGTTCAGGATAATCATGCAAAGAAATATCAAATTGTTTCTCAATCATATGCATAAGATTGTTTATTTTTAAATATTCTTTCTTACATAAATCTTCTAAGCTCATTTCGCAATTTGGAGTTTTAATTAATATTTTCTTATTGTTATTATTCATTTTTTACCACCTAATTTAAATAGGAATTAAATTCTTGTCTAAAATCTTTAATCTCTTCCTTTAAATTACTTAACATTAATGAATAAACTTTTAATTCTTCTACTTTACTTTCCAAACGATTAAAATCTTTGGTTCCAATTTGCTTTTTTAATCGAGATAATGGTTTTAATAAATAATCTAAATATGCTTTTTTCATATTTAATGAAATTAATTCAATCTCATCTATATCTAAGTCATTATTCATTATGCCATCATATGTTTTACTAATTATTAGATTTAAATTGGTATTATCTGTATTAGTAAATGTTACCACAATATTATCTGTAAGTGGTTTAGTGATTGTTAACATAGGATTTTCAATATCATCTAATACTACTGTATAATTTACTTCAATAGTAGACTTTATTTTTGTTGCTATTTGAAATTTTGTATCAGTATTTAATAAAGCAATTGTATATGTATCAGAGTTAATTTGAAGAGTTATATCTCCACTATTTTCTATTACATCATAAATTATTAAAACTGCATTATTAGAATACAAAGTATAACTCAAATCATGTGGTGTAGTTTTGTAGCTATACCCCACAGCAGTTTCAAAAAACTCATAAACTAAATCTTGCTTATAAGTGAAATCCACATCAGATACTTTTATGAAAAATTTATCATATATTTTCTGGAGTAAAGTTCCCAAACTATATCACCTCCAATGATTTATTATATTTATTCTTTATCATCATTTTTATCAGTTTTAAATGAAAGACCTGTGAATTCAATTAAATACTGTATCTGATCATAATTATTTATCTTATTTTTCTTAGCATAATTAACTATTTTTGATTTTTCTTGATTTGTAATGATATTTTCAGTTACATGTTTTTTGAAAGTGCTGAAAGTTTTATAATCAAATATTTCTTTGCATTTTTCATCACTTAGAATTAGTTGAGTTCGCTTTTCTTCTTTGTTGTCAAAACCAAGATGTTCTCTCATTTCTGGATTATGAATATAAACCCTACTGTGATCTCCATTCCCTGATCCAACAAAAAATAGATTGTTGTTTTGCACCTGTGTTTCAATCTCCATATTTGGAATATACACTGTCTGATTTGCTTTTATGAATTCATCTCCGTCCATGGAAAACCTCTCCCATGAGACATTCCAATCACATAAGTTTTGTACCTTTGACCTACTATTCATATCAATTGCCATAATTATTTATTCCCTCCATTTTACCCTCTATTATTTTGTTTTGTTTTTATTTGTATTTATATTGCTACTTGAATTTCTATAATATCAGTTGATTTGATTCTTCTTAGTTCGCCAAAATCATAATCAAATTCACCTTGAGAATTAATTATTTTTGAATTGTCAATGTCGAATTTAATATAATGATGATTTTGATTGAGGTATGTACGTGCGTATAATAGAATTTCTAGAAGTTTTTGGTCTGATGGGATTAGGTCATCTTTTTCACTAATGATTCTAATTTCTTTCCAACCAGAACGTAGTAACCCATAGGTTCTATTTCTTTCTCTTTTTATGAATTCTTTTTCTGTAAATGTTCCAAGTGTTACACTCATTCTATGCCCAGAACCATCATATTCTAGATAAATCATTTCATCTGGAAATGCTACATCAAGAGAAGATCCTTTAAATGGGTAATTGAGTTTTCCTCCTATAAGATTGTGTATGTATTTTTGTTGCCTACTACATCTTGCAGTTCCATTTTTATATAAAGATTGCCTATTTCTTTCTTTTATTTCTGGATTTTGCATAGGATACTCTACTCCATTATTTTTGAGATTGGTATCTTTAACTCTCTGTCTTAAGCAACTTCTACACCTCTCACCACCTTTAAAGTGAGCTAAAGAAATAAAAGATGGTTTATTATTTCCGCAAGAACATTTATAACTTAATTTATTGTCATCATCTGGAGTAGTATAATATTCTTGCTCGGAAGTTAATAATATACAATTCTCAATTTTAAATAAATCATATACTTCGTTATAAGGTATTTTATTTAATTTTTTAAAATTAATTAATGCACAATCATCACATTTGTCTTTTGCACCAATTTTCCTTGAAAACATCTTGTATGTTGTTTCAAATGGTTTACCACAATTACATTTGATTTCCAAAAGAGAATTAGAATTTTCATAATTTTCAATAGTAGTTAATAATTCGCAACCATTGATTGCTATAGTATTTTTAACTTCTATATATGGTTTACTCAGTTTTTCTCCTCTTGCTTTATTGCCACAATCATCACAATGTTGCTTTTTAGATTGTTCTCCTTTAAATTGCTTAAAAGATGTAGTAAAAGGGTTTTCACATTTGCATTTAATATCAATATCTAGATGTGTGTTTACATATTCATCTTCAGTTGTTATTAACTCACAACCACTATTACTTTCAATCTCTATATAATGCTTTATATCTTTATAAGGTATTTTATGTTTTTCTCCTGATAATTTATTGCTACACTCATTACATGTTCTTTGATTACAACTATAAAACTTATTCCAACTTTTCTTAAATGGCCTTCCACAACCACATTCTAAATCTAATAAATCAGTTGCAATAGTATATTCTGATAATAATTTGCAATTTGATTGAGATTCTACTTCTATGAAATATTTAACTTCTTCAGTAGTCCTTCTTTCTAATCCAGAGCATTTATTACATTGCTTTTTAGAATATTTGAAATTATCATAAGATTTCTCAATATCATTTCCACATTTACATTTCATGAATATTACTACATGTGAGTTATTTTTATTTTGATCTATTTTTGCTTGATAAAATTCTTCTTCTGTGGTTTTTAGACTACAACCATTTCCTGTTTCTTCGCTATTTATATAGTTTTTAATGATTTGATATGTAAGTTTTGTTGCCAATTTTAATTCCTCCTTAGAATCACTCCCTAATTTTTTATAAAATAAAAGAAGAGTGGTCTAGGAAAACCACTCTTATCAGTAATTAATTAGGCTTGCAATCTTAATTAATACCTACCTTTTATAAAATTTGTTTAATATTACTCAGCTAAAGCAGAGTCATAAATATATCCAACCATTGGAATATATTCAGGAACCAAATAATTCAATTTTGTTACCCTACAAGCTTTTTATCCTGTAGTTCTTATACTTTTTCTTCGTATAAGTTCAGCATATCTTTTCACCTTCAAGAAAAACTTGATAAGGTGTCGCGGACTCGTGGGAAGATTATATTTATTCACTTCCTATGCGTTGCCCCTGACTAATCTTAAATTAGCCTTCGGTTCTGATTCCCATTTCAGGGTTCCAGCTTAATACCGCGATTTTTACATTAAACATTTCTGTCTAAGTCGGCAATTATTCACCGAATTCCCAATCATAACGAATGGCACGACTCCTAGAATTTAGGTCTGTGCCTTCCATGGAAGTTAAATTACCTTTAAGACCTATTTGTAAAGGACTCATAATACCTTGTGGCAAAAACCATAAATCAGTTGTAGGTAATTGAGGAGCATAAAAATCTCCAGCAGTATTAAGATCGATCATATTGTAAGAATTTGGCAATTCAACTACTATACTTCCTTTATACACTTTAATAAGACCAGTTTTCATTACTTCTTCCATTACGGATTCAGGGAATCTAAATTCTGTGCCAGCAGCCACAACACTAAAATTAGCAAGATCCCCAAGTTTATTTACTGCACTGTAATCTCCCATAATTGTTACAGAAGTACCAAAACGTTTTGCTAATTTTCTTGTATTTTCAACATTAGTCTTAGTAATCCCCTCGCTGTAGTTCTTTAAAGTGGTAGCAGCAGTAATTCCTGCTCTCAGAGCATTGATGTGAGAGAGAACCATTTGATTTGTTAAATCTGTAACGACTTGTTCATTTGCCATTGCAAATCCATCTGTAGCTCCAGATTGTAACTCTCTATAATCAACTAGCACTCCACCAGTAGAAGTTTGAGTGGTCATAATACCAGTTCTTTTCTTAACAGTTGGGAATACAAAAGAACCAGAAGATGCTTGGATTCTTGATTTTTGACCTTGCATCTCATATACTTCATAATGCATTTCTTCATTAAATCCAACTTTTGTAACTGTCCCCATTGCACTATTGATTGCCAGTCTTTTTTCAAGAGGTTGTTGAATAGTAATAGTCCGAATTGCGTTCAATTCTGTTGTAGCTTGAGAATTACCATCATTAGCAGCAGTTGCTAACATCTTAATCTTATCCATTACCGTATCAACTTTTTTACCATACTTAGATACATCTTTACCATATAAAATATTGGTGAAAATCTCCACATTCTCGTTTTTAACAATATTCGGTAACATATTCTTAACGTTTTTATTAATTTCCACTTGTTCTGCATTTGCTTGAAAATTTGTAAAATCTATTCCAAAACTCATTGTTAATACCTCTTTTCTTTCTTATTAATTATTTATTACAATTAAATTATTTGACATTAATCAAAAAATATTATATATTCATTACAAATAGCACATACAATAATCTATAATCTCATAACTTACAGATTATCGTTTGCCATTACTTCTACAACATAACCACCAGCAACAGTTCCACCACCTGCATCAATAGTAAACGCACCAAAAGTAGTTTTCTTAATTACTTTAAGATAAACCTCATACGCAGAAGGATCTGCTGTTTTTGTCCATTTCATTACATTTGTAGTATCTGCTACAGAACGTCCAATGACAAAAGCACCAACTGCAACATCTGCAAAAGCATCAGTAACTAAATCAGCACTCATATCAAGTTGAAGTCCTACCATGTCTTTAAGTCTAAATGCACGAATATACTCATTTGCAACAACTTTATAGGAATCTGTATTGATGATTTCAGGCTTATCAATGATATTGCACATAACATAAATATCACCTAATTTTGCTGTAGCTAAATCTGGAACTAATACCTGAACATCAGATGTAACATTGAACTGATAACCATTATATGTATCTGCAATTGCCTTTACATTAGGTTTGTTGGATACATTAAGAAAATTTGAATCATGGAATTTAAATAAACTCATTATTAATTACCTCATTTCTTTTTATTTTTGTTATTAATTTTACCACTAACTTACAATTAATTAACCATTATTACATATTGTTGACATTAACTGTATATTTATCTTTACTTTCTAAAACTTAGTTAAAGAAAGATGGGATACTACCAGGAACTTTTTTCATTTCTTTCTCTTTAATTGAAATGAACATATCATTCTTAGTGTTAGTTTCAACATCAGTGTTATCTTGAGATGCAATCATTTCTTTAAATTTCTTTGCACAAAGTTCTGCTTCTGCTTTCTTTAATCCTTCTAAATCAATTGCTTCTACAAAAGTTTTCAAAGAATTAACTTCGCTTTCTTCAAAACCATTCTTAGTAATTTCTGTTTCAAAATAAGCATTGACTTCTGCAATTTTTGCTTCTGAATCTGCTTTAATTTTTTCTTCTCTAAAAGAATTTACTTCGACAGTAAGAGATTCTTTTTCTGCTTTTTCAGATTCAAGTAATTTATTAACCTCTACAATACTGGTGTTTAGTTCAACTACTTTATTATCTAGTTCTTGTGTTTTTTCAACTAGAGCATTAATTTCTGTTGCTTTTTCCTCCAAAGATTTAGTTAATGAATTAATTTCTACTCCTTTTTGTTCTAGGGAATTCGTAAGAGTATTAATTTCATTAATTTTATCTTCGATTTTTTGATTAAGTTCTAATACAATTTTTTCATCCATTTTTTTATTTTCCTCCTTCGTTTGATTATTTAATATATTAATCAGCGTATTATTAACTTCGACAAACTGTTCACCATCAACTGGTTTCCACCCTTCTTCGACTTTAATAATGTTGCCAATAATAACCTTAGAATTTTCCACTGTATAAGAGCTTCCATAATATTCCCCTGTACAACTATAACTTTTCATTACAAAAGTTGAATTAGTTGGATAAAACTTATGAATATAATAATAATGGTAATCATTTTCTGAATCTGAATTTTCAATAGTGAATTTTCTATTAAATGCATTTTGA